TTAACTTACACCATTAGTTACGAAGAACTAGATGACGCTTAAGGAGTTAAAATATGGCTCACTTTGCAGAACTTAATAACAGCAACGAAGTATTACAAGTAATAGTAATATCAAACACAGATGTAGATGCCAATGGTGGCGATGAATCTACTCAAGCAGAAACATTTGTAGCAACAATCGTTCCATACGGAACAGGTGGCGTTGCTTGGAAACAAACCTCATACAACAATAACTTTAGAAAACAATACGCAGGTATTGGCTATTCTTACGATTCTTCTAAAGATAAATTTATAACACCGCAACCTTACTCATCTTGGTCATTAGATTCTAATGATGATTGGCAAGCACCAGTTACTTATCCAAGTGTAACTGAAATAAGTGGTTTAGGAGTTATTACATCTTGGGATGAACCTAATTTACAATGGTTAGGACAAACAGTTGATTTAAGTGTTGACCCAGCCACAACGACAAATTACACATGGGATGCTACTAATCTGCAATGGAATGAGGTCTAACGATGGCTAATTCTAATGGCGGTTTTGTAGGAATAGATTACGAAGTTACAGCAGGTACTCAGTCTGCAGTTATAACTACTTTCAATTCAAGCGGAACTTTAACGACCGCTCCTAGAAGTACAGATGTTCAATTCGTTATTGTTGCAGGAGGCGGTGGAGGTGGAGCTGGTGGGTTAGGTGGTTCAGGCGGTGGAGCAGGTGGCTATCGTTCATCAGTGCCTGGTGAATCATCAGGTGGCGGAGCATCAGCACAATCTTTAAGCCCAGTTTCAGGAGCTACTGGCTATCCAGTAGTAGTTGGAGCTGGCGGAGCAGGTGCTGCAATAGATACTTTTTCATCAAGAGGTGGAGCTTCAAGTTTTAATGGTGTCACTACTGTAGGCGGTGGTGGATCAGGAGATATAACCTACGGAAACCCAGGTGTTACTCCTGGTGGCTCTGGCGGTGGTGGAGCAGGTTATGGTGCAGCAGGTGGAACTGGAACTTCAGGAGAAGGATATCCTGGAGGATTTGGCGTATATACTGGTGGTTCAGCCAATGGAGGCGGTGGTGGCGGTGGAGCAGGAGCAGTAGGAGCTTCCTGTCCTGTACCAGCTACAGACATGAAAGGTTATGATGGTGGAGATGGCGTAGCTTCTTCTATTACAGGTTCACCAGTTTACCGAGCAGGAGGCGGTGGTAGCACTGGAAGATTTAATAGTTCTGTCCAAGGCTTTGGAGGTGCAGGTGGCGGAGGCAACGGAGCTTTTTATCAATCAGATGGTAGTGGTACTATACCTGCACCATTAGCAAATCCAACCGCACCTGCAGGTTCACCTGGTCAAGTAGCTCAAGCAGGAACAGCCAATACAGGCGGTGGTGGCGGAGGTACTTGTATTGGAACTCCTGCACCTAACCCTAATTCTGGAGCAGGCGGTTCAGGCGTTGTTATTATTAAAGAACCAGCAGTTGATTTTGTAGAAAACACATCAGGAATATGGGATATGAACGCACTTTACGATAATGTAAAAGCAGGAACATGGACAAGTTAATATGCCTAGATTAATCGGAGCAGCATTAAATCCTAAACTACAGCCTGAACAAGTTACAACTTTTAATTCAAGCGGAACGCTCACCACTCAACCTTTAACTACTGCTGTTGAATACTTAGTAGTTGCAGGTGGTGGTGGTGGAGCTGCTTATTACTATGCAGGTGGTGGCGGAGCAGGTGGTTTTAGAACAGCCACAGGAAATCCAGTATCAGGTGGCTCACCTTACCCAGTTACAGTTGGTGCAGGTGGAGCAGCTGGAGCTGCTTTACCTCCATCAGCAGCACCTGAAACAAATGGTGCTAAAGGCTCAGATTCAGTTTTAGGTACACCATCACCAATAACCTCAGAAGGCGGTGGTTTTGGAGCAGGTAGTGGTGGAATTACAACTGCAACAGCAGGACCTGGCGGGTCAGGCGGTGGTTATGGTTTAGCTCAAGGTGGTCAGCCTTATCAGCCATCACCAAAGGTAGCAGGAACAGGAACTTCAGGTCAAGGATATCCAGGCGGTACTAATAATGCTCCATCTACTGCGTATGTAGGTGGTGGCGGAGGCGGAGGTGGTGCTGGTGCAGCTGGTGGGAATGCACCTAATAGTAATACAGGTACACCATACACACCTCTTGTTGGTGGTGATGGCGGAGCAGGTTTACCTTCAACAATAACTGGTTCAGATGTAAGTTACGCAGGTGGTGGCGGTGGCGGTAGTTATTACCAAGCAGCAGGTGGAGCAGGTGGCGTAGGTGGCGGTGGAGTAGGAAATGGAGGAGGTCCAATAGGAGTAAATCCATACACATCAGCTGGTGCAGGAACAACTAATACAGGGGGAGGCGGTGGAGCAGGTGGTCATGTCGTTAGTTCACCTCCAGCATTAGGAGGAGCAGGTGGCTCTGGTGTAGTTATTGTTAAAGAAGCACAAATAGCTACAGACACATCAAATTGTTGGGATTTAAGAACAGTATTTATAGCAATCAAAGCTGGTAATTGGAACGGATAATAACAACCTTTCTTTTAAACTACATCTAATTTATACTAATCTCTCAAGAAAGAGAGAGAGAAGATGAATCTAAAATATTACTATTGGTACTTTCAATCTGTAATACCTGAAAGAATATGTGACGAAATTATTAGATATGGCAAAGAGCAAGATAAACAAATGGCTCTTACAGGCAGGGCTGATAAAGATAATCTCACCAAACTAGAACTCAAAAACATTCAAAAGAAACGCAAGTCTGATGTTGTTTGGATGAATGACAGGTGGATATACAAAGAAATACAACCTTATATCCATCAAGCAAACGCTAGTGCTGGTTGGAATTTTGAATGGGATTTTTCAGAGTCTTGTCAGTTTACCGAATACAAAAAAGGTCAATTTTACGATTGGCATTGTGACTCCTACGAAGAACCTTATAACCATCCTGAAAATGCCAACACACATGGTAAATTAAGAAAACTTAGCATGACAATATCGCTGACTGATCCTGATGAATACGAGGGTGGAGATTTAGAGTTTGATTTTAGAAACACAGACGAAGGCTCACAACCAAGAGTATGCGAAGAAATTAGAAAGAAAGGCAGCGTAATAGTTTTTCCTTCTTTTGTTTGGCATAGAGTTAAACCAGTAACAAAAGGCATACGAAACTCCTTAGTATGTTGGAATTTAGGATACCCATTTAGATGAGCTTTAAAAAAAATAAATACCAAGTAATTAAAAGTGCTATATCAACAGAGTTAGCAGATTTTTGTTATCAATACTTTTTAAACAAACGAGCTGTCGCAAGGCACTTGTTTGATGACAAATACATCTCACAATTTACTGAATACTTTGGGGTCTGGAATGACCAACAAATACCAGAAACTTATTCGCATTATAGCGATATAGTGATGGAAACTTTATTGCAAAAGGTTAAACCTGTAATGGAAAAAGAATCAGGACTTAAAATAACTGAAACTTATTCATACGCAAGAATCTATAAAAAAGGTGACGAGCTAAAAAGACACAAAGACAGATACTCTTGCGAGATATCTACCACTATGAACTTAGGTGGAGATGACTGGTCAATCTTTTTAGAGCCATCAGGTGAAGAAGGCAAAGAGGGTATAGAGGTCAAGCTAGAAGCAGGTGATATGTTGATGTATCAAGGGTGTGAGTTAGAGCATTGGAGAGAACCATTTGAAGGCAAGGATTGTGGACAGGTATTCCTACACTACAACGATTCTAGCGGCAAAAATGCAAAGATGAACAAATTTGATGGCAGACCTATGATTGGGTTGCCTAGTTGGTACAAATCAAATGGTTGAAGTCTTTGACTGTCCATACATAACAAAAGTAAACAATTTAAAGTTTCAACAAGATTTAATTAAATATACTAAAAAAACTAAATGTTGTGATGATGAAGTATGCACACATCCAAAAATACAAAGCGATTTAAACATAGATAAAGCCTTTACAGTTATTGATGACTCTATCAGCAACCTTTTTAAAACCTACTTAGAAACAGATGAGTACACATTTACCAAAAAGAATGTTTGGGCATACTACGCACCTAAGAATACTCAGTTACAGAATGTTGTTCATAATCATATGTTTAAAAAAGAAAAAGGTTTGCAACTTTCAGCTTTGATGTACATTACTCCAACAAAACTGGGAACAGATTTTACAGATTTTATAATTGAGCCTGAGATAAACAAATGGTATCTTTGGCATTCAGGGTTATTTCATTCTCCCCCAAACGGAACAACACCAAAAGATAGGATTGTTTTAGCTTTATCTAGCGTAGTGAATGCACATAAAGATTCCTAAGTTTCTATCTGCAGAAGAATGTAAATTAATAGAAAAAACTTTATTAGAAAAAGAACAAGACATCCTTGATCTTCCTGCAAACACAGAGTACTACACAGGCACAACCGCAAGATACGAACATTACAATTTTCTAAATTACATACCTGAAATCAACATGGTAGAAAAGTTTTTTGATTTAGCTATTATGCAAGATGAAAACGAGTGTTGGATTCAGTGTTGGGGTAATGTTTTAAATAAAGGAGAGACTATAGCA